GTCTAAAAGTCGAGTCCGTATAAAACGATTTAATTTCCGAACCCTTACTCGCTTTTATGATAGGAGTGACCATACTTACAACAAACTTGAGTTTAAGTAAACTCGGCCAGAAATAATGAATCATGTTAAGAATAAGCCCCTTGATATGACTTCCATCGTTATCTGCATCTGTCATGATCATAAGTCGTCCATATCTGAGTTCGGAGAGTGATGTATACACTTTTCCTTGTTGAAGACCCAAAATCTTTTTAAGATCATTAAACTCCTTGTTTTCTGTAAGTTGTTTTACACTCGCATCACGAACGTTCTTACATTTACCCCGAAGTGGGAAAACACCGTAATGATCGCGTCCAACAACCGAAAGACCAGCAATTGCAAGTGTTTTTGCAGAATCACCTTCAGTAACAATAAGAGTACATTTACCAGAGTGTGTAGTACCGGCTTTATTCGCATCATCGAGTTTTGGGATACCCGTTATTTTTGATTTACGAGACCCATCCGTTTTTTTCAATTCTTTCATTTCACGAAACTTTGATAAAGCCAATAATTCCGATTGAATACTGGTTTTTAGAATATTTTTAATGAACGTTTTCGGTGGTTCAAATTTACTTCCGAAATCCTGTGGTTTGAGTGTGCATTCAGATTTAACCTGACTACTAAAACTCGGATTGATGAGCGTCGCTTTTACGAAAACAAAAAACGCGTTCTTGACTTGTTGAGGTCTGAGTTTTATCTTCTTTGCCATATCATCAATTATACCACTTGCGAGTATTCCGGAAACGTGGTCAACGTGTGAACCACCTTTTGTAGTACATATACCATTCACAAATGATACGTGTTCGAAACCATCATCCGAAGGTGCAATACACACTGACCATCTATCATTCGTAAACGTACACATTTCATCAGATTTCGTATACATTTTTGCGTACGTATTGAATGTACATTTTTGTAATACTTCATCTTGAAACTTCACTTTACAGTTTTGCGATGTACAAATATTTGCATCGTATACCCGTTTTTCAAATATTTTATATATAGAATCATCCATTTTTGACATACCAAACCGTTTCCAATCGGGAACGAAAGTAATCGAAACGCTCGACGTCGCACTCGAATACTTTTTTATTTTGGGTGTACCACACGTTTTCATATTATCCGACCATTCTTGTGTATATATACACTTGTTTTCACCATCTTTAATTTTTATAGAAAACATTGATGAATATACATTCGTAAGCTTTGCACCGTATCCATTACGTCCACCTACGAGACGTTTTTGTGTATCATCATAATTTGTACTCGTAAGTAAATGTCCAAATGTCAACTCTGGATTCCATAAACCTTCCTTTTCATGCATTTTAACCGCGATACCACCCAAAGGTCCATTATTTTCAATTGTTATTTGGCCAGTCGTTTTATCAATAGAAACATTGAGTGACGTTACATTTTTTGGGTACATGGAGTTTCGGTCGATCGCGTTTACTAAAATTTCATCGAATATTTTTAAAAGTGCCGGTGAATACACTACCGTTTTCTTTTCAAATGAATCATTTTCATAAATCCAATAAGGATCCGCTACACGTGAAACGGGTCCAACGTATGAATCTGGACGCTTTAAAATATGCTCCACGTGTGTGAGTTTTTGAATACTTTCACCCATTTATGTTATATAAAGTCGTTTATTTAAGTATATTTTTAGTCCTTCGAACCAGTATAATAATTCATTTTTTGTTTTTGACTTGGGTCTCGAATATATATTTTTTATACGACCGTATTCACGATCCCTGAGTGATACAGGCTTAATATTTTTATAAGACGTTATATAACACGCATAACAGACACGTTTTATATTTGTATCAAAAAATTTCAGATATTCAACATTGTTATATGTAAAAATAGGTCGCATTTTTCTATATTCTCGAACAAGTATACGTTCTTCTGTCGTTTTTGTGTGTACACACGGCTCTAAAGGGCATTCACACAAATAACACTCTTTTGTCCACTTAAGATTCATTTAAAAGTAAAAGGTTTTATCTTTTATATTACTCACCTAAAGTGAAGCTATACGTTCTTTTAAGTTTTATAAAGAACCACATCTTTTACTAACCTAAGTTATTTTATTTTTAGTATAAATTAAGATGTCGCAATACTTTCTACCGACCGTGATTCAAACGAATTTTAGTGATACTAAAAATGTACTCACTAAAAAACATCAATCGAATATTCAAAGTTACGATGACTGTTTACGTTTATCTAAAACTTTAAAACCAAGTAAAAAAACACCAGAGGAAATGGCGATAATTCTCGATAAAATGAGAAAAAGGAAACTTGAATGTAAAAAAACAAGACCGATACAGGTTTTAGATTCTGTACCTAAACAGGACGTTTCTGAATCCCGTAATATATGTAAAGCATTTACATTATCAGGAAAAAAATGTACATTCAAAGCTGTTTGTGGGGATTACTGCAAAAAACATAGAATAGACAATCAAGTGCTAGGAACTAGACCAAAAATAAATATTTCCTTATTATAAAAAAATGTTAGATCAAGAAACACTCAGACCTGTCATAATAGCCATGGCACTTTATCTCGCAATTTCAAAAATCGTACCCGAACTTCTTAAGAAACCAACCAATATTAAATTTATCGATGATGTCGTCGCCATGCTCATTGCTCAGAGAGGCTCACTCATGTCCGGTGCCATCTTGACCGGTGTTATCACTTTCCTTACTAATTACATTGGTGATGAATTCTTGTAATACATTTTCTTTACACGTCAACATATGAGTCCTCGGATGTTCCATATACCTTATTTTATTGGTGTATGCATCTTCCATAAACTCGCGTAATTGTTTTTCATTTGGTTTTCCCCATTCCATACCCTCCTTATACAAAAAATCGTCCTTTACGAGTTTTTGGCGTTCACAGTCTATCGTATACGGTGTTTTTATATATTCGGGCGCACCCCCATAATCCGTTATAATGACGGGTTTATTCTTCAGAGCGGCTTCCACTGCACCCATACCTATACCTTCTGAACTCGAAAAACTTACGTAACAGTCACCCAGTGCATGTATTTTTTCCATTTCCTCGTCGGGGATAAGACCATTTATAACTTCGACGTTTGGTATATTTATTTGAATTGGTTGTTTACATGTCGCTTTTATCAGAAGTCTCGAATCTGGTTTATTCATACGAACAAACGTTTCAATAATTTTATTAAAATTTTTCCTTGGATCGGTTATATTTCCAATGTGATAAAATGTGTATGGTTTATTATCAGGAACGTGTGCGTGTATAATATAAAAGTTTGTTTCGGGAAACTGTCGTTTAAATACACGACGACAAAATTCACTTGGTACGGCGATTCTATCAAAGAGTTTAAACAGTTTACCGTAATCTTCGTGTACAGTTTCAGTTTCACATATAGTCATACACGTAACGTGTTTGATTTTACTTTTAATTTCGGGTATTTTATCTAACCAATATGGTACAGGTAAAGCATAAATAAATGCACGTTCACATACAGGTATATCATTTTGAAGTTCAATGTACCGACTCCCAGGAAAAAGACCCATATATTTTTTACACTGCTGACCTATTCCACTTAAAAGAGATGGACCGATGAATAACATTTAGTATAAAGATAATCTTTCTTTTATATATATTACGCGATGGACTCTGTCAGAGAACAAATTCAAAATCAACTTGCACGATCGAAAATTAATTCGGATCAACTTTATAGTATCATTAAACAAATTGCTGATCACATTGATGCACCAAAAGATGTATCTCCAGCTCCAGCGCGAACTGTTAAACCAGCACCAGCACCAGCACCAGTGCCAGCACCACCAGCTCCAGCACCACCAGCGCCAACTCCAGCACCAGAAACACCAAAGAATAAAGTTGTTAAACGTGTTGTTAAAAAGAAGGTTGTGGAATAGACGGTGTAATTTTATTTTTTACAAATATAAATCCACCTATTACCATAGTTACGAAAAGCATTAAGTAACGTAATGGGTACTTTTTCTTTTTTTCTATTTCCATTTTTTCGATATCCTCCTTATCTGGAAGTTTTTTAACGTTTACGTTAAGATCATCTATCTTCCCGATAAGTTTATGTAACGCCTCGAGTATTTGAACTTCGCGGTTTACAGGTTTTTCCTTAACATCTATAGTTGTAACTTCGAGAATCATGTACCAAGATGCATCTGGTTGTAATGTTTTATAATCACTATCACCCTGTAATTCATTTATTTCAAAATGAAGTTTCTGTAAAGATATAGGGTTAAATAAGTTTGTTTGTCTTGGGAACGCTTTCCATTGTTTATCGCGCATTATAAAGTCGTTACTTCCAGTAAAATTTCTTTCTAAAGCTATACGAGCAAGAATCTGACCATTACGTTCATTTAATATTTGACCCCTTTTTGGTATATCGTCGCATATTATATCTACATATTTTGCAACGTTTGTTGTTCCTAGATCATTTTCACCTATCTGTGTTATATAAAATTCAACTGGTTTTAGACCACATACTTGTGTCATTTCTTCCAAGTGTAAATTTGATTCAAGTGAAAGATCTATACTGAACGTATTATTGGAACCGGTTACAAAATCAGAATCTATAATTATATATTGAACCTTTTTAGGTAACTCCTGGAGTGAAACCATCTTGTATTTAGTATATAAAAAAATAAATATAAATAACAGCAATAATGTTTACCTTCTATGCTAGTGTATGTCGTTTATTATTACCAAATCCACAAGAATTAAAAAAGTCGTATTCGTATACATCTTTTGATTCTAAAGTTAATATAGAAAAGACACCTTATATAGATACAGAGAATAGTAAATATAGTGAAATTGTTTCAATGAATGATGCTGGTGAAGTTATCGTATTAGAATATAACATATACGATAAAACGTTTGTTCAATATAGACCTAAGTTTAAAAGATAAGTATAAAAATATATAAAAAATGAAATGGACGACTACATTGCCTTACACACGTACGACTATAAACTCTCGTTTTGTCAAGCGACAAACGAACTCCCGGGTGACATGCAAAGACTCGTATGGAAAAAACTTAACGCGTACGAATCAGGTGATCTCGTGTGTCCGGGAGCCCCTCAACGAGCCTCCAGAAATCCACGATTCTCAAAAGAGAGAATCGAAACTCTGGTTAACCGATGGAGAGAAAAGTGGGGCGAACCTACTCCGTGAAAGTATGAATACACTTGCACACGAACAAATGTGTTTAGATGATTACGAGCGTAATGAATATGATTCATATTCACTCGTACTTTATAAACTACTTCTCGATGATCTTAAATACCAAAGACGTGAATTACAATATTCTTCTATTTTTGGTGATAAATGGAGAAAAACACCCGTAAATAAGAGTAATTTATTAAATATTCATACACGTATATATGAAGTTGAGAAGAGCTGTAAAGATTTTATAAAAAAGGAACGCAAATTTAAGAAAAAGTATTTTCAAGATGAAAATTATATTATTAAAGGTATAGATATAGAGTAAATAAATTGTAATATGTTAAACATAATAAATCCGTACACAAAAACCATTAGAATATCATGTCCTACTAAACGTAAAGAAGGTATAGCTGAATACGAACAAGTCAAGGCTAAAATCAAAAAGTCGACTTTACAATACGGTGTAGCTATTTCGACGTATAACTTCATTTTTCATACACCCATTGACGGTGTATCTGCTACTTTAGGGACAATTGCATCGTGTATTTATGTAGACTCGTTGTCATCATACGTCGATAATATTGAAAGAATACCCGTTTTGAATAAACGATTATTGTTACCGACGTGTCTCGCACTAGCCGAATCAACTTGGAATTCTAATGATTTACCATTTGATTTTAATATGGGGGCAACTTTATTTGGGTTTTTGGCGTATAAAATGGCATTTTATCAAATTGTGGCCGAAGAAATATTGATGTACAGTGAAGACCTAAGTGATATAGATCAATTATAATAAGTATACTATAAAAAAATGTCTCTCATTTACCAACTTACAAAACAAGCTGTCTCTCTTGAAAGAGATGAAAAACTTGACGGTGTTCTTTCGAGTTTCCGAACCGATCAATTTTCAACTGGTACACCTTCTAAAGTGTATGGGGTGAGACTGAGATCAAACTTTCCCCAGGATTTAATAAAGTTCAAAAAAGAACTTAATTACGTTGCTTATGTGGGTGTATCTACATTTAACGATAAACTTCACTTAGTGGACTTTATGTATGAAGAGAAATACGAAGATGGTACTCGAATTGGTATTATTGAACCAGTAATCCAAATACTGGCAAACGATACATTGAATACCATGGTTGTACCGCGACACGTCCCGGAAGAATGGGTCGAGTTCTGGATGAATTACTTTAAAAAAGAATTTAACTGTCAAAAAACTTTATTACAGTTTGTTGAAAAAAATAACCTTCACGGAAGTGTTGACTGGACGGAACTCTATAACTCGTTCCCTGAAAATATGGACTTAAAACTTAGCAACTAATGTGTAATATAATACGATGAGCCTTACTTACGAACTCCTTAAAAACTGTACCACGATTGTTGAACTTTTCGATGTTAATGAACTCTTTTCTGAATTAGCCGGTGAAAAATGTAAAGTATACGGTTTACGCGCTGATTTTGGGTACCCTACACACCTTATTCCTAAAAGTACGTATAAGTATATTGCGTATATTGGTATTTCTAATAGAAAATTAGAAACATCGTACGGTCAAGCCCAATTTATTGAATTTTATTATGAACCTAACGATATTGGTATTTTGGAACACTTTTTTGATATGTACCTCGAAAGTGAAAAAGACATTCTTAAACAGTGTGGGTGTAAAGGTGACGAAGAATTTACCGTCGAACTTTTCCCGAGTAAAATCACGAAAAAGAACCTCCCGTTTTGGAAATGGTATTTAGATGAACAATACGGTGTTAACGATAGAATTTCTTTACATGATTTCCTTGATGATTATGAAATTAATTACAAAATCGATTGTGAAAGATTATACGATCATTTACCGGAAAACATCGACGATTTGGATAATGAGAGTGAATACAATTCGGAATCTGAATCTGAACTCGAAGAAGGTGAAATAAGAACCTAAGTACGAGATTATAAAAAATAATCAAAAAAATGCGTCCAAATTGTGTACACGAAAACTGTCTCTGTCGCCAAGGAAAAAACGGGTTTTGTGTGAAACACCGTGAAATTGGTGAAGCCGTAGAAGCCCTTTTACTTTTAAAAAAAATAACAAACCTAAGTTGTAATGAAACAAATAAAAAATTAATATATTAAAAATGGACGCTCTTACATCGTTAATGCAAACGCTCGACCTCAATTCTAAGATAATTTCTGAAGGCGATTATCTTAAAATGTGTGATTCGATCAAAAAGATTCACGAGTATATTAAATACGAAACCGATTCTGAAAGTGAAGAAGAAGAATTCAGGGTTCGTCGTGTTGATATACCTATACCATTTTCCCCGATTCCTCGTCTCCCACCATTTGGTGATAATCTTGACGATCTTACGATATACGATACGGTTCCACCACCATATAGAGACGAAGGGGATTTTATACACGTGGATTTACCGGCGATACGAACACCACCACCTGTTCCGGAACAGTTACGTGATTA